CTTGATCTAATTCTTTCAACGAAGAAAAATTCTTCATTTGAATATCTACGGCGTCGATACGTTCAAGTGTGGAAACGCCTGCCACTTTCTTTTCCTGGCGCAAAAGGTCTCGAGTGTTTTTCAGAATATGTCGCAATCCTCCGTCATGTGGCCTGACCAGTTCAAACACGCGTATAGTATCGTCATAATCAACATGCAATGTATTTCGTCGTTTTTTCTTGGGATTCTCGAATGGTGGGATATCGAGCGCCTCTCTTTTTTGCAAAATATTCTCCCATAGATAGCGTGAAGTGACAGAAAGCTTCTTCTTTTCGAATTGAATATCATCGAGCAACTCTCGAATATTGGGTGTGGTGAGTGTGTCGATGTTGAGAAGCGCACGGAATAGACGCATGGATGGGGTGACGCGGCAAAAAGAGACTTGTTTTGCTACGTCCATTTCAGAGTGGAAAATAACAATGGTGTTGCGGCGCATGAACTGCATCTTGGAACGCGCCTTTTTGTCATTCATAGAAAAGACAAGAAATCGATTCGTATGAAATTCACGTTTGTCGTATCTCAAAAAAAGGGGGTCCGCGAGATCTTGGCTGCGCAAGATCATATAGTCCTCTGTCACATCATCCACCGCAAAAACGTGAGCGGCTACATTCATATGACTGTTTGTTTCTATGTCCATGAGTCCGACAATGAAATCATGAGGAACCACGCGCACGAGGTCACCGGTGCTGAAATTAGCTATGCGTTCCAAGTACTTGGCAAGAGAAAAAACAAAGTCTTTTTTGTGATTGTATGATGCGTTCTGAATCTTCACACCGATCATCTGAAGCTTATCTTGTTCCAATGCACGCGATAAGCTGGTATCCCATTCACCTTCACTGGATTGATACACCAGCAACATATCTTTTTCGTTCTGAAAAACCCAATTGTATTGGCGCGGTGTTTCAAAACTTTTGAACAACTTGTTCAGCTCATCCATACGGGCACTTTCTGTGATGTTTGTATTCTTTTTTATTTTTTCGATCTTGTCCAAAAACATCTGCATAGATGTCATAATGGAGTTTGTTTCATTCCACATATAACTCACTCGATTAGAATCTTTTTCATCCAATTCGATGACTTTTGATCTATTCGATGCCAAGGGAATGATCTCTCCACCGTCTTGATATGATTTGAATACATCTTTCGTCACATCACGGCGCGAGGATACGAGCATTTGGACAAAATCATTGACTTTATTCACCACACGGGCCATTTGCCGCTCGTTTTCAAAAAAATGTGCATATTTTTCGAACAATAATCGGTAAACCTCGGCTTCAACTGTCTCGCGTGTTTCTATAAAGATGTTCAAATCGTTGTCATTGAAAGTCTCGATACTGTTTAAAATATGAACAACATCTCCAATAATCCATGTATCCGTGGGTATGCTCTCAGCATTCACAAATTGAGGCTCCATAGTTTATATTGTTGAAATAAAAAAAGAAGTATGAATACAGATTCACTTTTAGAGTGACTATTCAAAATACTTTTGGATGGTCTTCTTCATGCGCATCAATTCCTTCTCGATTTGTTCCAGATAATCCTCGAACGTATCATGTGCCTCTTTGACATCGGGAACATCTTTTTTGTGTTTAATCTTGACGACGATTTCCGAAATGCTGGGGTGTGTCAGATAATACCCGATAAAATCAATCGCATCTTGATCGCGACGGAACATGTTGTAAAACATGACCTGAATGAGATTACCCAATGTGTGATTTTCTTTTTTGAGTAGATGGGCGAAATTAGACTCATCGAGCTTGCTGACTTGAATCCTTTTTTCTTGGCGAAGAAGCTTGAGTTTATCGCGGAGAACATCGAATGCACGTAAAAATAGGTATATGGGTGATAACCTGCATTCACTCTCTATTGTCACACGAAATCCGTTAGGCTCTCCATGTTCGTTCTGGATATAATGCCTGTATCGATCGTGGATGTCAAACCGTTTACGCAACATTGCTTCGTCTTCATCCGGATATTTGTCCCGAAATTCCTGAAAAGCTTCTTCTGCCTTTTCATCATCGACGATATTATAAAACGTGCAAGTGGACACGGGACAGAACCGGGAATGGTCATGCGCTATTCCGATAGCTGGATAAAATGTGACGTGCAGTTTTTCTCCTTGCTCATTGTTATAGATATTGGGATTGAGTTTGACGATCAAAATGGGATCATTGGTTATAGGTGATACCGGAAACATCTTTTCGCGCAATTGAGATGGATAAGGTTGATCTTTCTCATCGTAGATATCGATGTCATTGGTGGTGACATTCAATAGCTCATTGGTTTTATTGTGTACATCGATGACACACTTGTACTTTTTACTGTCAAAGTCTTTAAAATCATCGACATCTAATTGTACGGGTAAGAGCGAGATACGGTGTCCCAAGAATTCGTTATGTAACGATGAGGTATTTTCTTTGAAAAATATACCCGTCTTGTCCTTGTTATAAGGGTCAAAAGGAATACCAAAATTGGGGATTTCAGATAATATAACGCGTCTCAGTGCGTTGAGAATACCCACGTCGATGTTGTGGATATCGAAAGTCGTTCTTTTGTACTTTTTATCATCGGTCAGATTCTTGATGACGATAGACGTGGATTTTTTGGGCATGGCTTTGTTGTTCTATTTAATCACAATAGTTTTTTATGCTTATATTCCTTTTCATTATTTCAAATTTCTGGATGAGGCCAAAATGAGGATGCGCGCGTACAGCTAGAAAATTTTGTCAACAAAGACAAACGATCTTATCGGATGGATAAACACATATTTTTTTACAGCATGTATTGTCCGCATTCGATGACTCTTATTCAAACCATGGTCCAAAAAGGTGTGCGTGGCAAATTCTTACTCGTATCACTGGACAAATACGATGCCCCGGATGGAGTTGATCGCGTACCTTACATCATAACGCGGGAAAAACGTCATATTTTTGGACCACTCATCGACATGTTTATCAATGCATTGGCGAGCTCCTCTGGGGAGATTTCCAATCCGATGGCAACGCATCAGATGCCGACGGCGTCACCCACCGCTGGTACGTTTCCTACGGTAGGTAAACCCGCCGTATCAGCGGGAACCAAGGACGAGATTCAACCCATCGACTTTGGCACGCACGGATTCACCTACCTGGACGAAGATGTCAATAAAAAATCCGAGATGAACAACGGATCTTCGGTACTGGGATTCGTATATTTAGAAGACGGGGCGAGCACTAATATTCCTAGAGCACCACCACCTACACTCAAGACGAAACCACATGAGAGTACGCAAGCTTCTTATTCTAGTCACGTTTTTACGCCGACCAGCACGCCAAGCGATCCCATGCTTCAAGATATACAGGATAATCCATATGGTGTGAGTGATTCTAAGAATGACAAGATCACGGACGATGCCTTTAAAAGATTTCTAGAGGCGCGTAATAGTGCTATTGCATGAGCAAAAATAAGAAAGGGGGCATGTGCGCAAAATAGCTTAAACAAATTTCCAAAGTTAAACATATATCACAAATGGTAGACTTTTATGAAATGTTTAATGGTAAGGTTCTCGAGTTTATCGATGACATCAAAACGATACACCCCGACACAGAAAAATTTTCGATGTACGAAAGCATCTTGCGGGCTACCATTCAACTGAATAGTCATCTTCCCCTCCAGCTTTTTCACTCCAACGTCTATGTTCCCTATGGTTCTTACATCGAGAAAAAAGATGAGGCGTTTCTGTTGAACGCAGATTATAACAATGCAAACAATGATGAATTAGTGGGCATGATCAAGTCGGTTTGGAAGACCATGGAGCCACAGAACAAGGATGCTATATGGAATTACTTGCGCATTTTTATTGCTATCGACAAAAGAGCCTTGGCAAGCTAAGTAAAAAAACAGCTTAAAGACATGTCGAGATGGTAAAGAAAATATTGGAATGTTTACCAAAGAGCTTGCGGTCCCTGCATTCAATCGTTATTTTTACGATTTTCTCGAAGAGATTAAAAAGAAGCATACAGACTCGGATATCACAAAACGCATCAATGATAGGTACAAGGTTCGGAATCTGAAGAGTCAGAAAAACCTGCAATATTTCCAGTTTCAGTTCTTCACCGATAGAAAAGTGTTTGATCAACTCTTGGAAAGAGAAGATATTATCGGTAACTTGCTTTCCGAGAGTATTCGCGATAAAAACCTCTTTAAAGATGTCAAGGTCTTTGAAGTCATGGATGCATGTGATGCATCACATCAAGACAATGTAGTTGCCTTTTTCTATATCTTGATGCTTCTCGCGCAGGTCGATGTCTTTTACCAAAAGGCAGATGAAGGAGAGATCGAGGATATCAACGTATTGTTCAACAACATCGTGCACATTTTACAACTCATGGACGCTGGTCAGACCATTGACAAGGAATTGAACGATGTGTATCATGAGAATATCAAGACCACTATTCTCATCATCGATGATGTGAAGAAGAGAATGCAGTGTACTGGTGGGCCTAGCACATCTGATGCAAAGACAGATGAGAAGACAAATGCAGATGCACCTCCCACGGACCCATTCATGGAGCAGATCGGCGATGAACTTAAAAAGTCCAAATTGGGTGCACTGGCAAACGAAATCATGCAGGAGGCAGGTATCGATGAGAGTACTTTTCAAAACGTGAATGACATCGGCGATGTTTTCAAGTCGGCCGACATGGGCAAGATCATTCAGACGACCACGCGCACCTTCCAAGATAAGCTCCAAAAAGGAGAAATCTCTCATCAGGATCTCATCGGAGAATGCATGGGACTCTTGGGTAAGATGGGATCCGCCGCTTCGTCTGTCAACCCAAACATGCCCGGAGTGAACCCACAAGACATGTCCAATGTGATGAACCTGTTTGGAAATAAATTCGACTCCATGTTCAAGACTCCTCCTGCACACCAAACCCAACATAATCCGACCAAGAGTCGTCTGCAAAAAAGGATTCAAGAGCGCAAGTCTTGAACTATACAGTCTTGAAATGGGTCAACGAATGGGATGGTGGGGTCGAAAGGGACGGCAATCCCTTCGTCAAGAAGGATGCGGGACACGTTTTGTCCGTCTTTGGATTTGATATGCGCGAGATAGCGCCCAAAATTGTCTTGTTTGTCTAAGATGATTCCCTGGGGAATGACCATTGTGTTTTCTTCATCTATTATTTTTTGGAGTTGTGCATCACTGAACGAAGGCAAGTTATTTCCTATCGTATCATGATACACATAATCGACATCTTTGCGTGCCCTTTCCAGGTCCACATTGGTCACGAGTTCTACCAGCCTATCCCGCGCTTTGTATGCGTATGTATGCATCGGATGAGACATGGCTTCGGTATTACTCGGCGGCATTTCTGCTGCATCGATCTGCATAATGCGACAGTTTATTCTACATACGCGTCCATACACACAAATGGCGACATATAATGTATCCCCATCATACACGCGGACAGCTTTGTAATCAAAAACGCCTTGAATCCTAAAATCGGCGAGGTCTTCGTATTTGAGATTGCTAATTTCTACGTCTTGCATTTTACATATTTGTATATTTTAGATCAAGTGTATAAAAAAGGAGGTCACATTATGTCACGTAGCGAAGCATTTTGGTTGAATGATCCCAACGCTTTTGTGTTCAACTCCGAACGCTATGGTATATTCATTCCGGAAAAATCTATGACATTGGAGGAACAACTGAATGCGGCTTTTCGATTCTCGCTCATTTTCTCCATCATGGTCATCATCATCAAACATGATATCCAAGCTATTCTTTTTGCTACAGGTGTAGGCATTATGACTATTTTCATCTATAAACGTCATGAAAAGCAACAAAAAGATAAGAAGGAATTGTTCAAAGAGCTGAACGTAAAAAAAGACCCTTATCAAGGCGCACGTTTGTTACCCACCAAAGAAAACCCATTTATGAATGTAAAACTCACGGATTATAAATACTTCCCGAATAGACCGCCCGCCAGTGACGTGACTAAGGAAGAAACCAAAAAGCTCATGAAAAAGTATTACAATGATACCGTATTCAAGGACGTGGATGACATTTTCGACCGCAACGTCAGCGAACGACAGTTTTATACCATGCCCTCCACCACCATTCCTAATGATCAAAAGCAATTCGCAGAGCTTTTGTACGGCCAAATGAATGAAAACCCCAGAAAACAACGTTTTTGAAAGCCAAAAAAAATGTTTACGCAACTAAAAGATGAGTTCCTTCAAGCAAGATGATTGCGCCTTGCGGTTAAGAGATAAAGGTAATGCAAGCATTTTTGATTACAACATCATGGCCTTCGACGGAAGACCCAAACCCTGTACATCCGTCGACAATGATTTTGTGTATAAGAACCACGTGAACTCCTGTCAAGGACATACGCCATCACAGTTTATC